GCGGACTAAATCGGTTCCCGTGATGTGACACCAGATACCTCCGGAGGGTTTCAGTCCCAGACAGGGTTTAAGAATCTACATAGACAGGCAAGAAGCCGTATGAGAAATACCAGTCAGCACCCCAGTACATCTGTGACTGTAGGCGTGAATTGTAAACATAGTTGTTGGCAATCAAGGTGCGCTTATCAGCAAAAGCACGAGCGCGGTCATTATTGACATTGCTTGTAGCGCAGTTAAATGATGGAAGTGGTGCTAGAACCTCAGCCAAGTCGCGTGCTGCGACATCAACGAAGTTAGCCACCATGGGCTTGTCCATGCCTTCAGGGAACAAGTCAGGATAAATCTGACCCATATCACCTTTGCGTACAGCAAGGATATCCTGCATTCGTGCATCGCGGGCGCCATTGCGAATCTTGAGATTCTCAACCCGCCTTGCAATCGTTTGGATATCTAATTCCATCATAGTCCTATTCGTACACTGAGAACTCGTAGTCGTTTACGTTCATCACGTAACGCTGTTCGAGTTGTTTTCTTGTAGCCCATCTGTTTACAACGTGACTCTGGTTAAAGTTGTTACTGCCAATGATTTCCCTGGCGCGTAGTTCACAGAACCACAGAGCCATCACACAGTCGGTCTTACCCTTAGTGTCAGGCTTCCAAGTAATCAATTGTTGTATCAATGACTTAATACCCTCAGAACCATCCTGAGAAGGAAGTTCTATCAGGTTGTCATCTTGATGCACACCGTTACGTACAGTCCCAAAGAGACCAGACATAGCAGCAACACCGAAAGATGTGTCCCATTTGTTCTTACCTGTAAACTGGCTAGAGAATCTAACCCCTACTGAGGCAAGGAATGAACGCAAGTCATCATCAAGCGCATAGGCTTTCTGGTGAGCATTGATTTCAATTCGTAATTCTTGTGGTTGGTACTTCTCGACCCAGTCATTAATCAGTTCACGAATCTTGGCTGGGGTAGGTTCTGTCATATTGACAACATCAAGAATGTACCTTTGACGCGTATTGCGGTCTACTGTCATCACAACAGCCGCAGTATTTCCCGTCATCGCAGGGTCTAGACCCATAATGGTGTACCAGGAACCGCGTTCTCTAGGATGTCCAGGGGCGCCTGGCTTTAGAGGACCACGCTTTCGCATCCTGTTGAGCGAACCTTGGACACACGCAGGGGCAAAGATAGAATCTTCTTGTACATCTTGCTGTTGGTAGACCAGTGCCCAGGCTGACGGAGAAACTTCACTCCTTCTTCGATAGAGTGCTGGTCCGTCCCATTTAGGATATAGACCGTTTTCATCAGGAAGTACCGTCTCATCCGAACCCTCCCAGGGTATATGGCTCTTTGCCCAGAGAGTAACCCAGTTGGCTGGGTCCTCATCTAGTTCTAAAACTGCGGGCATGGCAAAATAGGTGAAGGGGGTCTTACCGTTACTCCAATGTTCACCATTACGGATTTCCCTGTAAAGGTCATTAGAGGCAATACGTGTCCCCACAATAAGCAACTTACCGTTATCACCCAGACGGGTAACAACATCTCGCTGTAGCCAGAGGAGTTGCTTTTCCCACTCATGAGCGTTGGAGGTTGTCACAACGTCATCTAGGATAATCAGGTTAGAACGGGCACCAGTAATCTGACCACCAATACCTAGCGCCTGTACGGTTGGGTCCTTCTCGGTGGAGTCGCGGCTGAGGTAGATACGGTCAGCCTTCCAGGTATCTGCGTCCTCTTTCCATCCTCCAGCAGAACCGTAGACGGCTTGGAGTTTAGACCAGCGCTCGTGGCTCAGACGCTGCTTGATGGAGTAGAGATACTCCTTAGCGCGTTCTTGAGTCTTAGAGACAATCGTAATCTTGACATTCGGGTCCATCGCAATCCGATAGACGCAGTAGTTGACCGTGATGACGGTAGACTTGGCATGCTCGGGCGGGACATTAATCAGCAACCTTTTGGTACTCGAAGGCTCATAGGTCATCGCTGGATGTAACCAAGACGGCTCACGCCCCTCAAGTACATCAATCCAGGACCTATGGTGAGGAAAGATGGGTGAGTCTAAGAACTCTGCCGAGAACTGCTCGAAACCTATCTTGTACTTGGCATCCCCTGTGACGATGCTGAGGGTGCGCTCGCCTTCTTCCCTGGCGGCTTCAAGTTCTTTGACAAACTTAGGGTCTTTCCGCCAGTCCTTCATCACGTCAGGCTTCCTACCAGCCCTAGCCAGGGCGTCTTGTAGGTCTAACCCTTGACGGAC